GAACTAGTAACACGTCACATTCCGGCCAATTTTGGCCGGTCCCGTTCTCACGATGCGCCTCCGGTGCCTTTTTTTGTGGATTGGTTGAGCCTGCATCAGACCCACGTTCAGGAGTTGCCAATCATCAATGCGGGGGTGATTCAGAAAACCGACGTCGGCGGTGAGATTGTTTGGCGGACCACTGCGGCCAGCAAGGTGGAAGGCTCTCATGAAACCTCGGTTCAGGTCCGGTGCGACGGTCATACGGTCACATTCTCGGGCAACGTGTCGCGGTTCGGTCGTCCGGACAATCTGTTCGGGTTTGACCTGGCTGCTTGCCTGCGGCGGGTGAATCAGATTCTCGGGCGGCTCGGCCTGCCTCCCTTCACCATGGGGCTGAAATTTGAGCGTCTGGTCAAGACTCAGGCGGGGCTTGTTTCAAAAACCTGCTGGACCGGTTGCCAGATAACGCGGATTGACCTTACAGCCAATTTTGAAACCGGCTCTCTTGCCAATGCTCGGGCCTATATGGAGTGGCTGGCGACACAGCAGAACGGTTCACGGATGAAGGTCGGCACCCATGCCGACGGCGAAACGGTGGATTGGGGGCGCGGATCGCGTCGCCTCTACGCGAAGTGCTACCTGAAAAGTGCCGAAATAAAAAAACACGGTGGGCCTGCGGAGGTGGCTGCCTACTGCGAGGAAGTGGGGTTGATCCGCTTCGAGTTGACGATTAAAGCCACCCAGCTACACAGCATGAATTGTGCTTACCTCGGGGGGTTCGATATGAACGTCATAGAAGGTCTTTTCGATCAAAAACGGGCGGTCTTGACCCAAGCTGCCCACACGGTGGACGAGTTGGAAAACCTGCCGCGTCCGCTGCGCTGCACGGCGCGGGATTGGCTGGCCGGGGACAACCTGGCGGCGCGGTTCAGTGACCGTACTTTCAGGCGTCATCGTGCCGCCCTGCTCCCCTACGGAATCGACATTGCCGTAAAGCGCAACGTCATTGAATTTAAACCCCGCGTCCGCTTGATTGAGGTCCGCGCGGCGTCTGTTCCCTGTTGGTATGACCTCCCTCGCCTTGCGGCTTAACTCTGAAAGTAAATCATGAATGCTCCTCTCCCTGAAAACCTGAAACTGGTTGCGCGTCAAGTCAACATCGTCGGGAAGATTCTCGACGTCCAGCGCCGTGAATCGACCACTTACACGGTGGTTCTGTGCCCCGCTGAGGATGAATACAGCCGTCCGTCCGAAGTCAAGATTCGGAGCGCCCGCTCCCTCGGTCGCGTCGGTGAAGTCGTGGACGTCCTTTGCAAGCTCGGCGGCTACGGTCGCGCCTTTGAGTACAAGGACAAGGAAACCGGCGAAATCCTGCGCGGTCGCCAAGTGGACATGATCCTTGATGTGGTGGGAGCCTGAAATGGTCGTGCTGCTTCTGGCGGCGCTGGTGGCCGGCGCGGTGTATACCGCTCCGGTCCCTTCTTACGTCACACCGATGGACGGTGATTTTCACCGGGTGGCCCATGACCGGCGCTGAGTTCACCGAACTGACACAGCTTCTGCTGGTCGGGTTTGCGTCCCTGCTTTTTGCGATGGGCTACGCGGCGGGGGTGCAGGCATGAAGGTGCGTCTGATTGCTTGGGCTGTCCTGGCGTTGATCCTGTACGGCATCTGGGTTGCGGGTTCATCGTGGCAAAACCCTTGGCGTCCCGGTGGCCTGCTCAGCCTCACCAGTCCGGTGCTGTCGCATCTGCCGCCCTCCCCTGATGGATGCCGCGAGAAAGGCTGTGACAAATGACAGTCATCGCTGGCGCTTTCCTCGGTGCGTGGGTTGTTGGGTACGGTCTGGGCGTCAAAGTCCGAATGATCAAGATGGCCACCTATGCCGCCTGAATTCCGTCAGGCTGCATCGTTCGCGTTCGGGCGCTGCTGCGCGTCCGGGCGGGCCGCGTGGGGTGCGTTAGCGCCCCATAAGCGCCCCGTCCGGTCGCATTGCCTGCGCTCGGCGCTTACCCGCTCTTTCCTTTCCTCTTTCTCTCTCTCTCAGGGTTCACCCTTAAACCTGCTTCTCGGTGGTTTTAAGGGTGCGTCTTGTGCCGACCTTGGCGGGGGTTTCCGCTTTTCTGGAGTAGTTCAAATGAACAAATTCGCTCGTTTCGCGCCTCGTGCGCTGGTGGCTGGTGGTTCCGTTGCTGCCGTGGGTTCCGCCATGGCCGATACCGCTGCTGATGCTGTCACCGCTCTGACTTCGTTGACCACGAGTCAGGCCGGTTTTGCCGTCCCGCTGTTCGCCCTGGCGATCGCAACGGTCGGCATCATGATCGGCATCAAGTGGATCAAGCGCGGCAAAAACGCGGCTTAACCCAAGCCTCTTTTCTGGTGTGCGGGGCGTGCCCTGCACACTGGAAAAGGGGTTTCCTATGTCCATCTTTTCTCGTTTCTTCGTTGCGCTGGTGTCCCTGCTTTTCGCAGGCTTCGCCGTGGCACAGACTCCCATTCCGAACTCTGGCGGGTTGTGTCAAGGCTGGGGCGTTCAGGGGCATGGTGGCGGTGCTTGGCTCGGGTGGACAAAGGAGGCTGCTTGTTCGGCGTGGGCGGCTTCTGGCGGTTATACGGCTACGGTCGTTCCCGGTGGTGCTTCCTGCAAGCTAAACACGGGTTGGACTCAGTTGCTTGTCAGTGCTCCTAAGGCTTGTCCTGTTGACTACTGCGGTCCTCTCGCTGGTAAGCCTGCAGGCGAGTTCAATTTTCATCTTTACAACGACCTCTACCCGCAGACCGAAAGCAATCCGACCCGGTTTGCTCAACGATATATCTGTTTCAAGGATGATCGGGCCGACCCTGCTAGTCCCGGTTGTCAAGTCTTGATGACACCGACGATTGCTGTCCCGTCCTCGCATTATTCGTCGATTACCCCTACATATCGCATTGTTGCGGGTCCTGCTGTCTATACCGGTTCAACCTGTACCGGCACCAATGGCGACGGGCTGACGAGTGGGTCAACCGCTGGCGGCACCGTGACCGGTGTTGCATCGACGGAAGGCGGCACCTATACGGCGGCAACGACGCCGAGCGGAACGACCACGGGAACCACTACGGGAAGCACTACGGGGTCGCCTACTTCTAGTGTTGGCATCGGCACTACAACGGGCACTCCTGGCGCTTCTGGCGCCGATGGTGGAACGTCGACCGCTGGCGGCGGCGGTTCTGGCGGTACGGGTGGCACTGGTGGCGCTGGTGGTTTGCCTTCGTCGGTTCCGGGTCAGGGCGGCGCTGGCGGCGCTGGTGGTGCGGGTGGTGCCGGTGGTGCGGGCGGCGCTGGCGGCGCGGGTGGTCCTGGCGGCGCTGGCGGTGCTGGTGGTGCGGGTGGTACTGCGAATGTAGACATTGATATAAAGACTTGCGGCGGGCCGGGTGAACCGCTTTGCAATGTCAAGATTGACGAATCCGGGGTTAACGGCAGTCAAACCCTTGAATTTGACCGGGAGCAATTCGAGTCCACCGAGCAAACCCGGCGCGAAACGATTTCCGGAACCTCGGACAAGGCGTTTTTCTCGGATTGGGGTCAGTTCTTCGTCACTCCACCGATTGCCACGTGTCAGCCAATCGCTATGCCTGTCGTGCAGGGCGTGCAGGTGCCATCGTTGGACCCCTGTCAGGTCGTTGATGGCGTCCGGGGCGTGATGGCTTACCTTTGGGCCTTGGGTGGTCTGTTCCTGTGTGTTGGCTTTGTGAGGGAGTCCCTGTAATGCCTTTGCTCGCTGCTTTGATCGGGTCGATGGCCTCCGGGCTTGTCGGCGTTTTCTCGTCGTTCATGTCGTTTCAGCTTGCGCTGAAATTCGCGGCTTATACGGTGTGGATCATCGTCCTCGGGACGTTCCTCGGCTCTGTCTATGTCTGCATGTCGGCGCTTTATTCGATGGTGTCCGGTGCTGCTGGTTCTGGCTCGGGCTGGGCGTCCTGGTTCTTCATCGGGCTGGGCATGTTCATTCCCTCGAATGCGGGCGCGGTGATTGCCTGCGTTTCCTCGGTCTGGATCGCTTCGAGCGTCTACAAAATCCAGAAACAGGGTATCCACAATTACGCCAAATGAGTCATGACTGATTACGCGTTGGTTGGCAAAAAGGGGACCGGGAAAAGTAAGAACGCGGTCCGGATCATGAAGCAATGCTTGATGGAAAAAAAGGCAGTTGCTACCAATCTGGATTTGGACCTTGAAAAGATGTTCGGGCCGTTTTCGCGCTCCTTCTATGTCCGCATCCCTGACAAGCCTTCCGCGTTCGATCTTCTCGCGGCGGGCCATGGCAACCCCGATTCATACGACGAGGATTTAAACGGCGCTCTGGTGCTCGACGAGCTGGGGACCTGGCTTAACACGCGCACATTTGCGGATAAGGGTCGTGCCGATGTTCTGGACTTCATGGCCCATGCTCGTAAACACGGCTGGGATACTTACTACATCATGCAGGACGTCGCCCAGGTCGATAAACAAGTTCGCGAGTCGTTCCTCGAATTCACGGTGCGCCATATCGCGTTGAAAAAGGTCAAGATCCCATTTATCGGCGGCATTCTCGGGGCGCTGTTCGGCAAGCGGGCCGCGTATCTGCCAGCAATGCACGTAGCTGCAACCCGGCTCGGCATCAATCCGCAGTCCCTGCCTACGGAGCGGGTCATTTTTTCCGGCAAAGAGTTAGAGCCGTGTTACGACACCCGGCAGGTTTTTCTGGCGAACTACCCGCACGGCACCCATTCCGTTCTCTCACCGTGGCACATTTCCGGGCGTTTCCTGCCGCAGCCGAAGCCGACCGGGTGGGCCGCTGTCAAGGCGTGGATTTTTCGCGCCCCGCGGGCCGTGTCATCGGTCCCGCTGTCCCGGCCTGACCCCGCTTATCAACGGGTGCTGGCGTTGTCGCGCAAGCTGCCGCCTGATGAGGCGCTGCGCGTCCTTGCGCGTTATTCCCGCCTGTCCCCTGTGCGGTAGCCTGTTTTTTTTGGAGTGCCCCGCAGGGGCGCGGAGAAAGAAACGGGCGTCCTTGGCTGTTGGGGTATGGGGGAACCCCATGTTTAGCCTGTCACCGATCGGGTACCCGCTTTACCTTTCCTGCCGCTTGTCGGAGGTCAGTTTTTCGCAGTTGCCCCGCCTGTCGAACCCCTGCGGCCCGTCCTGCACTTAGTGAGGCATGAAGCCATTCGCGCAACGCTGGGCACCCTCTCGCGCTGGCCTGCTTTCGTGCTTGAAAAACCCGGCTGTTTGGCTGTTCGGTAGTCCGTTTCTTTCGGAGTGCAGCGAAGCGGAACGGAGAAAGAAACGGGCGTCCCGGACTTCCGGTTTTTTTCTGAAAGATGGGGCAAGCGAAGCGCGTCAGGCCCGGAGGGCGGTCCCCTGTGGGTAAGTGATTCGTAGGGGTGGGCATGTGGTCAACCGCTTGCGGTTGTCCATCATGTCCATGCCGGAGATTCACTTATCCATCAGGCAGCACTACCCCGCCGTTGGATCAATCCGGTTTTTCTGCTCGAAAAAAAACCCGGCGTCATAATCGATAACCGGGCTTCCGTCAATCGGGATTGACCTAATATACATCGTATCAAGTAGCTACCTGCTGCCGTTGCTGCGATAAGTGAAACGCTGGCCCCGCCAGTCTGATGCAATCTCTTTCCCAACGCGCTGAATAGCCGTTCACCCTTCGCGGTCCCTTCATGCCGCTCAAGGTGCGCCCTTACCAGAGCCTGCACGGGGTCCAGACCTGCAATGAATGCCAGTTCTGCCTGTACGTCAGGCGGACATGGCTTTTTCCCGCTGCGCCACATCGAAACCATCGGCTGCGGGACTCCGAGCATTTCCGCCAGTCTTGAATCGTTCCCTGCTGTCTCGGATGCGACACAAAGCAAATGATTTAGCTGTGTCATCGGCTTACCTTTCTGGTATCTTCCGCTGCATACCGTTTTGGTATCTGTTCAGAGCGGTATTTCACTGTACCAAAAGGAGCCACCATGCACCAATCCCCTGAAATTTGCCCTTCCCCTGCCACCCAACGGGCGGCGTCTGCTGTGGTGGCTCCTGCCACTCGGGCGGGGGGAGGTCAAACCCCTGTAATCACTCCGGCAATGTCCGCGAGTATCAGTGCGGGCCTTGCTGGCTTTACTGCTGCCGATCTGGCTACCCTGCGCGAATCAGCCTCAATCCTTCGGCGTCTTGATGCGGTTGGTAGTGGTGCCGGTCTTTACGGTCCGTCTGTGTTCCTTGATGTTGCCGATTTCATCGAATTCGGCGCGTCGAAGATTGAGCCTTTCTGCGCGGGCGCTGCCGACCATGGCTGAATCCTGCGCGAACCGCGTCCCGTACACGCATCAGGCCCATGCGCTGGCCTGCAAACAAGCGGCGGAACAAGGCCAAACCCTGCGGGGTCGCTTCGTTCAATACAACTTCGCCGGGGTCGGTCAATGCGCGTCCATCCGTTCGGCGTGGATTTCGTCTAGCGGGAAACAGATGTGGTCGCTGGATTTCGTCGGTCCCAACGTCCGGGGGCATGGTTCCTGGCCTGCTGATCGCGTCGTTGCCTGTCAGGGCGTCGATGGCCGCTGCGTCTGTGCCGGTGAGGTCGGCTCTGGCCCCGCCTTCCTGCCCGAGCGGGCGGGGCCTTTTCCGGGTGCCCAACTGTGACGGAACAAGTAACACGTCACATTCCGGCCAATTTTGGCCGGTCCCGCCCTCACGATGCGCCCTCGGTGCCCTTTTTCGTGGATTGGCTGAGCCTGCACCAGACCCACGTTGAGGAGTTGCCAATCATCAATGCGGGGGTGATTCAGAAAACCGACGTCGGCGGTGAGATTGTTTGGCGGACCACTGCGGCCAGCAAGGTGGAAGGCTCTCATGAAACGTCGGTGCAGGTCCGGTGCGATGGTCACACGGTCACATTCTCGGGGAACGTGTCGCGGTTCGGTCGGCCTGACAACCTTTTCGGGTTTGACCTGGCGGCGTGCCTGCGGCGGGTGAATCAGATTCTCGGGCGGCTGCGCCTGCCGCCGTTCACCATGGGGCTGAAATTTGAGCGCCTCGTGAAGACTCAGGCGGGGCTTGTTTCAAAAACCTGCTGGACCGGTTGTCAGATCACGCGGATCGACCTTACAGCCAATTTTGAAACCGGCTCTCTTGCCAATGCGCGGGCTTACATGGAGTGGCTGGCGACACAGCAAAACGGTTCACGGATGAAGGTCGGCACCCATGCCGACGGCGAAACGGTGGATTGGGGGCGCGGTTCCCGTCGCCTCTACGCGAAGTGCTA